CCGTTTCCGCTCGCAGAACCGACTGACACACTTAAGTCAGACGTTGAAATACCAGTTAATTCAGTATTCGCCCAATTATCGTAAAGTTCTGTAAAGTTGGCGTTTGTCTTGACGAAAGCATTGCGGAGTGTATCGCCCGTGCCATCGTCAGGAACAGTACCCGTATTAATTACCTGCTTTGCCATTTTTGCTCCTGTTTATTTACTATTATTTATTTACGGTACTAAGGTATGATCCGCTTTAAGTGCTGTTGTATCCACTGTGTATTCTGCGCTATCAGCAGTTAATCCGCCACCGTCGCCGGCAACGACTTGGTTTGGACCGACGATTGGATCTCCGCCAACAACACCATCATTTTTAATGTTCTGGATAAACTTATGAGACATGCCTGCGCTTAGCGGACCGAACGACATTTTACGTTTGTGTAAGAAATCTCCAAATAGCTTTGTACCAGCAAGGTGCACTGTTCTTTTAAGAGGCTCTTCGTAAACGTTCTTTGCGATCGTACCTTTAATTTCATAAGAAAATTCTTGATAATAATCACTATCTTGAATTTTCATATCGCCATCAAAATATTCAAACTTATTATTTTCTGGGTTCGTCCAATAGCCATTTATATGAGAATCATAACTTGCCCAATATCCTGACGTTTTACCTTGTGTATTTGAGCGGATCGTACCTCTTGCAATAATTGTTCCGTCATCATCGGTTAGATCTACAACTTCGTTATCACGATAGCCGAATCCTGATTCATAAATGTTTGCCGATTTAACCCTTCCACTTGAGAAAACAGTTCTTGATTCTATTTCAGCAGATTCACCTAGCTTATCGGCAGTGTAATCTCTTGCAACATATTCGATATCATATTCGTTTCCTTTATGAATAATTGCAGCGTCAGCTCCACCTTCAAATCCATAATAGCTGTATGGGCGAACTTTGATAAAGTTTTCAGAAGAATTAATATCTGTAATAATACCAGTTACAGTCGTATTTGAATTTATGCCAGTATTTGCTTGTGAAACTGTATCTCCTTTTGACATCGCCGCAGATACTGATTCCAAAGAAACAACTTGCTCGTACCTGTCAAATGCAGACATAGTTTCGTCTCGAGCAATTGTCCAAACATCAGTTACGTAATCTTCTCCTGGGTTAACGTTTACCAAAGTTTCAATTGCGCCGATGTTAAATTCTTCAAGGTCAAAAGCTTGGTCAATTCTAGTTGCAAGAGTAACAGGATCCGCACTACCTGACATTGCTCTTACTGCAGGAGGAACCGTGTTGTAATTGGTCGAATTTATAGAAACACCCGTAAAGTCGCTAATTTTATCAGTAATCAAAGAAACAGATTGCTGGTTGCTAATCGTAACTTTTACGTCGTTATTTGCGTCACCGGTGTCGGGAAATAGTTCACCTGGACTTGAAATGTTTTGTTCTGTAATACTTGTGATATTACTCGTATTTGTGCTATCAAAACCAGCGGCTAGCCTTGGTCGGCCAGATCTATCATTCGCAAACAGTTGAGGTAAAGGATCTGTGCTAAATTCATGACTTGTGTTTGCAAAGTGAATACCAACAGCAAACGCAGATTGCCCAGTTACAATACCGATGTTGGTATTTCCAGTGTCTGCAATTTCTTCGCCAATGACAAATTCCAAATCAGGGTTTGAAAGTAACAAGTTTTGGCTTGACGCTTGAATTCTTGTATCAGCTTCTGTATAACCGAAGCCACTATCTGTGATAGTGTAAATCACTTCGCCAGTTGCTTCGTCTTCTAAGTCTGTTACGATTGCTTTACCGCCATCACCTTGGCCGACAATGTTTAAGATTTTACCAATTTTTTGATCTGTAACACCGCCGTAGTCTAAGTCAATCGTTATTGAAGCAGCAGAACCATCAACTCGGCCAAAAGCAACTTCATTACCATTAATATTTGTAAGAAGATCGTCGTATTTAATAAAGTCGCCTTTAACATTTGAAATATAAATGATAGGCGTTAATGTACCACTTAAAAGCTGAATGTTGATTCTGTCAACTGCAGCTCTTGCTCCTGAAATACTGCCTTTAATATTTTTACCGATTAAGTCTGAATATGTGTAATCATTTCCGTCTGAATCTGAAAACGAGTTATCATTTGGAAATGCTTGCAAATAAACACCTTGGCGCCAATCTGATGAAGAAGGTTTCATCATTTGTGATGCAGGATATTTAATTTCTACGTCTTCTCCATAAAACATACGGAAGAACAATAAAATACCGCCAGGAGTACCTTTACGGCGATATAGATCCATAATGTTTTTAACAACAAAGCGAACGTCTTTATCTTCCATTAAAGGAAGATCTGCCATAAACATTTTATGGAATTGAATAATTAAATCGGATAAGGTTGTTGATATATCACGGTATTCAAATAATCTTCGAGAATTATATACGGACTGATTTGTCTCTTCTTCAAGAAACCGATAATATTCTTCTACGAATTCTACAAGGTCTGCCCCATACTCTTTGTAAAGGCCAGGAAACTGGTCTCGAATTTTAAATGCTATGAGCTTTTCTACTTGCATTTACTTGCTCTCAATTATATTAACTACGACATCGTTATCTTTTATATAAAATATGCGACCGTTTGGAGCTTTAAAATCATCTGCCGCAGTTCTTGCAATTACTTTAATTTCGGACCCTTCATAAGAATCAGCAATAAAGTCAGTAAATTTAACTTCGCCGGTTTCGTAATTTACAGTACCAATTTTTGGTTTAATAATTTGAGGGTTCGCTTGGTTACTTGTGACAGACATAATGTTTCCAAGACCGTCATCTTGATAAAATATTTCTTGTGCATTACTTGTAAAAGATGATGTTTTAATAGCAGGTTTATAATCATCAAATCCATTTGCTGAACGGAACGGATATGGTTTTTGTAACTTTGCTCCAAACTTAAATGTTGGATTTGCCTTAACATTTGTAGCAGGAGAGTACGGAATATAAGGGAATACGCAAATGCTATTTGAAAGTATTGCAACGTCTTTCTTATCAATTGCGCTTGATATATTTGAAACTCTTAAGGTTTTACCAAAGTCATCTAAATATGTTTCAGAATAATATTTAATTTCGTTACGAATAATTGCTTCCAACGCAGCTGCGCTTTTCGTAGATTCAGCTAAACTGTATGTTGCGTCTACTTCTACGTTAGCATAAATAAATTCTGAATTAATAAAAATAGGTTCAATAGCAAGAGGAGATTTTTCTCTTAAATACGAAATATAAGCGGTTGCTAAAGAGTTTGAAAGAATTTCAGTATCTTGCCCAAGATAAACTGAAATAGCAACCTTACCAAATTGAGGTGGATCCAACTCATCCCCACCGTATGCTTGTGCTGATAAAATTTCAGGAAACTTTTGTTTTAAAAGATTTTCATAATCTGACGAAGTTACTGCTCTTTCTTGAATTTGCAACGATTTTGGCGCGCCAAACCTGATGCTTTCAATGCTTTCTTCTTCAGCTCCGCCAACAGCCTTTGCAATTGTTGTGACAGTTGTTGTTCCTTCGTTTGTGAGAGAAATACTGAACTTATTAATTCCGTTTGCTTCTGCGCCAGACGTAATACGATATTTACATCTAACATCTTCAATTTCTGTTGGTTGCAAACCAAAAATATTTTTACCAAAGTAAACTGTATATCTTCCATCGTAATATGGCTCAACATAGAATACTTTATCAGTTGCACCTACACCAAATATTCCGTTTTTACGAACAAACACGTTTCTGTCTTCGGTTGCTTCAGCATCAACAAAAACCTCAATTGAATCGGTGTCTGCATTTTCGTTTGTTAAAATTACTCTTAAAATTCCATCGTCGTCAACAAAGAAACCTTCACGTTCAAAACTTTGAAGCATATTACCTTCATAAATTGTAATATTGCCAGACTCAAAAGTTCCAGCTGCAGTTTTACGAAGAACATGAGACTTATTTGTAACAAATGTATATTCTTCACCTTTATAAGATGCTGCAAATTCTGCGTATTGTGGAATTGTAACAGTTTGGCCAGTAATTGTTGCGTCTACAACTTTAACTTTTACAATTGCACGAGCAGATCTTTTAGACCTAGGTAAATAGTTTAATTCTTTTGCGTGTGATATAACAGAGTTACGAAGAATGGCTGAATCAATAAACATTTCATTGATTGCCATGTTCGTATAAAAGTTATTTTGATATGTATTATATGCTAACACGTCAAGTAAGACACTCATATTAGAACCATCATAATCATAGTCTTTAAATCTGGTCTGTGTTTTCATATAAGTTTTGAGCTGATCTTTAATCGACTCAAAATCTAATTCCGTAATGGACAGCTTGGCCATTTATCTAGTCCTCTCTAAGAATACATCCAATTCAACCGGCTGCTCTTGGTTGGTGATGAAATATTTTATTGTAACTTTAACTGTGTTATTATCTAAACTGCCATTTACAATTACATCTATTACTTCTGCTCTTGGCTCGTGTAGCTCAATTGTTGTGCGGATTTGTTCTTCAATAAGTTTTAATCCTGCAGGCGTCATATTTTCAAAAAGCATTTGGCGAACATTTCCGCCGAGATTTGGTTGCATTAACCTTTCACCTCGGTCTGTTAACACCAAATTTTTCAAAGATTCTTTTACAGAATCTTCATCTTTAAATAAAGCAACATCATTTGACAACGGGCTAATGCTCAGATCTTTTTTAAAGTCTGAGTAAATTGGGATCTTTTTTGTTCTTGCTGTTATTAAACTAATTGTCATTTAACCAATCCAATATCTTTTTCGTCCGGTATCAACATGAAGAAAATAATTACCGTCTGAATCTGGGTTATAGTAACCTATCCCCGTGAATCCAACTTCTCTTGCAAGTGCAGCAACCTTATTCATACTTTCTGTATTAAAACCACTCCATGTAATGTCAAATGCTTTTCCTGACATGTGTAAACTGCCTTTTGCTGCGTTTTTTCGTGTACCATTATATTTTTTAGAACGATACGCGCTGTTTATTGTAAGTCTTTTTCCAAATTTTTCCTGCAACTTTATCAATTTTGCCCTTGCGTCGGGTTCGGTCATATACCATCCAGCAGAACCCATTCTATTTGGGCCTAATCCATAACCGAATTTAAACCTTTCATCTTGTCCATTCCATATTTTTTCCCATTCTGAAATCAAAGCTTCTGTGTCAGGGTCTAAACCTGGACTATTTACCGCGGGCGGATCTAAATCTTCAGGATCCGTTTCGGCAACAGCCTTGGCTGCAGCTTCTTGACATTTTTCTACAATGGTATTTATTTGTTCTTCTTGTGTCTCTTCAGTATGGCGAATTGCGCCATTTTCAACTGCCTGGGCAGTTGCTTCTGAAGACCCTTCCTTTAATCTGTCATTAACAAGTACAACCTTTTCAGCAAAACGATCAAGAGGTTCTTTTGCAGCCGTAATCAATTCTTCAAGCCCGGATGCCATTCCACACATGCGATACATCAAAGCCTCTATTTCTTTTAGGCCTGGATTCGCAAACCTATTCACAGCATAATCAATTGTTCCTTCAATTTTCTTAATTAAAGTTTCTTGATTTTCTTCGCTAAAGGTTTCAGAAACTTTATCCTTTAAATCTCTTGCTCTTCTGACTGCGTTTGAACTAACTCTTCCAATATCATCGAATAATTTTTCAAAATTTTGTACTGCACTAATCACGCAAGCAAGATGCGCTTTTATGGCATTAACGATTAGTTCTTTCATTGATTCGATTAAAGCTTGCACTTTAATTTTTTCAAACGCAGCCTCCAAAGGGTTTTTCATGTTTTTGAGTTTGGTGATTGCGTCAAGAGCATTATTAATTAAACTTACTGCCGCTCCAATTGCCCCAAAAAACGCTGCTCCCGTACCATAAATATTTTTTAATGTATTACAGAATCCGCCCATTATTTTTGTAATTGCAGATCCCATAAAGAAACAATTTAACTCTTCTTTAAATTTGTCTGGCTTTGTCTGAATGCTATTTGTTACCTTTGAAGGAGTGTAAATATTGCTATCATAGAAGTCCGCGATTTCGGCGTTGCTTATTGGAATTGGAGAATTAATTCTTTCTTCCAATTCAGGATAACCAGTCAAATCACTTGATTCTATAAAAGATGTGATTTCGTTTACACTCTTATTAAAAGCTTCTTCGCCAAACCTGTTGATAATAACGTCAAGTGCGCTATTTTCAATTTGTTGCACCATTCCATTTTGAAAATTTGCAAGCAATACATCAACTTGCTCAAGAGTATATTCTCCTGCCGCGTTTGCGTAAACAGGTGATGTTTGTAAAAGAATTTTATTTTTTTCGTAATGAGTACGAGTATCTATTTCGCAAGTTCTACAACTCATTAGTTTTCTCCTGGGTCGTCTTGTGCAGTTATGCCGGCAACAAATATTGCTTCACCGCATTTATCAACTTTTGCTGTTCCAGCTGTAACTGGCTGTGGCATATCAGGTTTATGAGTTTCTTGCTGTGTTTCAGCCTCAGTTGCTTCAAAAGGATCTTCAAGAGGCCCAGTTGAACTTCCATTCGCCATGTTTACCTTATCATCAATATAAACAGTTCCACCGCTATCAGTTTTAATATTCACAGAAGATCCACCGCCAATACGAGCGGTCGCTGGCGCGTATAAATCAACGTAATTGGTTCCTTCAGCTAAAAATGCAGGAGTCTTGAAATCAATACCTTCACTTGTGGTGCCACGAAGATTTTTAGAATTAAACTCAATTGCTTCGGTCTGTGTAGATCTAAAATCTTCAGATTTAAATTGAATTTTCTTTTCAGCATACGCCCATATATCAAACGCAGATTTTAGTCCTATTCCTTTATCAACTGTTTCAAGCCACATATTATTTTGAGCCATTAAAGATAATTCACCCGCGTTAGCATGAATATTAATGTCTTGACCGCGAACGTTTACAGCAGTAGCTGCATTAATATTACTTTCAATTCCAACTGAAATCATATGATGACCATGAATAAGCTGAGTATAATTACCCATAATTTCTTCGGTTTTATTTCCATTTACGCGAACATACGCATTTCCTTCAATTGTAACGTTTGAACACCCACCAACGTAAACGTATTGGTTGCGGTCATTTACTTCAAATTTATCTTTAATGGTTTTATCGGTTTTAGTCCCACGGTCATCGATTTGAATAAACGATCCAGAGTTATGATGAATCATAATTCGCTCTGCGCCACGTGTATCATCTATTTCTATGCGATGCTTTGCAGTTTCAATTACTTTATTAAATGGATATTCTGCGTTATATGCGGCAGGAGGCTCGTCCCAAACTTCAGCTCCCTCCGCGCCAACTACATTTTCAATTCGATTTAATTCTTGCTCATAAACATACGTCTGATGAATGTTTTCGCCACGATGTAAACGAGATTGTTGTGGCTGGCCTGCATCCTTTGCAGACTTTTCTTTCATTTGCAATTCGCAGTTTTCAGAAGGAATTGCGCCATAACCATCTTCTTCAGGATTTAAAGGTTTGGTCATTTGTGTTGGAATCAAACCAAGAATCATAGGTTGTTGCGCTTCACGGCCGTCTAAGAATACACCAAACACCCAAGAGTTTAAAGCTAATCTTTTATTCACATCGTAATCACCATGAACTACAATTGCCCAAGGTAATTTATCTGTTGGAATTTGATCTTTTGTTCCATGAACACCAAACGCACGTACTTTGACGCGACCTTCT